ACTTTACTCTACCTATTAGTTTTGACTTACTTGATCAGGGAAACTACTACACTGGTGCAACTGATGCAGATGTAGTAATTGATGGTGGCTTTACAAATAGCAATGTACCACAACAGTTTACATTGCAAAAAGATAAAATGAAGATGATTTATTCTTTAGAAGATTGCACCAAGCCATTTAGACCAAGATCTGGTATTAACAAGCCACTTTATTTTTCTGGTAGATACATAGCAAACTCTGGTGCAGACATGGCAGAAAGACCAAGATACTACATGCCATCTAGATATGATGAGTTTAGATATTGGACTTCTTATAGAACAGAAAATAATTTTGAGCGTGGTATTGCAAACAACATATCTAATGGTCTCAACTATATAGATGATGCTGTTCCATTTGTTGTTTATAAAAATCAAGTTCCAGCAAACAGACTTATTGTAAAAATGCAAACAAACACTGGTTCTGTTGACCTTGGTCCATTTGCCACAAGTACTGGGCCAATAGCCGACCCTTTGTTTGGAGATGCAAATAAAACAACTCCATCAAGATGGAAAGTTCAATATTTAAATGACAATAACTGGGTAGATGCTTATTCATTTAATGAAACAGATACAAGGGCTAGCGGACTTCCAATTATTGCACCAGACGGATATGTTGAACTTGAGTATGGACTTGTAATACCAGAGCAATATAGGAATATTTTTGTTTATGCCGAAACTTTAGCGTCTATAACTTTAAGACCAGACTCAGCACCAATTGGTTATGCTTATTTGGTAGTTCCAAATACTGGAGACAAGGGAACATTTTATATTTATACAGGAACGGGTGCAGATAATGGATACGACTCTTTTGTGCCAGAGTATGGTTGGACACTAGGATCAGAAAAAATAACCAATCAAACAAATTTTGTAACAGACTTGACATCACCAGAAGAATTTACAGACGATGTAAGCGGTCAAACGATGTATAGAGAGTTTGCATATGTCCAGGGCATTAGAGTTGTAGTAGACATAATGAATAAGTTTGATTCTACATTTGACCTAATTGAAATGTCACCAAGATTAGTTGTTGATGTATCTGACAAAGTAATTGATTTTAATATTACAAAAACATTGTCTGATATAGGAGTAACATCTTTACCAGTCGGACAACTCTTGGCATCTACTGGATCGCTATCAATCTTTGATGATGACCAAGCCTTTAATTCTTATAATACTACAAGTATCATCGCAGACTATATAAGAAAAAATATTAAGTTTAATTTTTATGAAATCATTGTAAATGTTGATGGCTTTGATTACTATGTCCCAATCAAGACACTTTACTCAGAGGGTATGCCACAGGCAAATGTAACTGCTGGAACGATTGACATTAATTTACGTGATTTATACTTTTTCTTAGAGTCAATGCCAGCCCCAAGACTTTTAATGACAGAAACATCACTAAGTATGGCTATTGTTACATTACTTGACTATATTGGTTTTAGTAACTACTCATTTAGAAGGCTTGATACAGAATCAGATCCAGTTATTCCATACTTTTTTGTTGCCCCAGACCAGAATGTTGCAGAGGTTTTAAATCAACTAGCAGTTGCAACACAAAGCGCAATGTTCTTTGATGAGTTTAATAATTTTATTGTAATGAGCAAAAACTACCTAATGCCAGATACGGAAGAGCGACCAACAGACTTTGTATTATCTGGAACAAATAATCAGACAGACACGGGGGTAGTTGAAAATGCCACATCTGGAAACCTACCTAATATAATTAGCATAGCCTCAGAAGATAAAAAAGTATATAACGGTGGAAATATATCCTACACAGCAAGATATATACAAAGATCTTACGGAAGTATTAGACAAGCAAATATGGTTGATAAAGATAAGACATGGATTTACAAGCCTGCACTGCTATGGGAAGTTGCTGGAACAGAAAATACAAAAACTATTAATGAAGTTGCCTCTAAGCAAGGAAAGTATGTACTTGGAGCAATGCCTCTAAACTCTGATCTAACTTCAGATTTACCTACTGTTGAAAACGGTATAGTTATAAATAATATTATGGACATTGGAGAAAATGTATACTGGTTAACAAGATACCAGGGATACTTTTATTCTGGTGGAGAAGTAATTAGATATGATGCTGCAGAATTTAATGTTACTGGTACAGGCAATGTATGGATTAGTAGTAATCAAGAGTACCAAAAATATTTTGCATCAATACCTTTTAATGGAAAAATATATCCAACAGGACTAATTAGAATATTTTCAACCCCATACTATGAAACTGTTGATGGGATAAGCAGACTACAGCCTGGAGCAGTATATGAGCATGGTAGAGGTCAATTTGGCACACCAGTAGTTGCCCACACCGCTGGAATTAATCAGTATTGGTCAGATAATGCTTACGTTCGTGGTTGCGACATGCAAACACAATACCTGTTTACAACAACCTTAGATCAAAACCTATCCGTGCCAGCAACAACGCTTGGTGCTGCTGGAGTAAATAATACTCTTGCAAGACAGACAACAAGAAATGGCATAATTAAAAACTTTATGTCAACTAGTTATTTAACAGAAACAGATGTAAATAGTCTTAAGTCTACTCAGACAGGAACTATTCAGTCTTCAGCCCTTGTAATGAATGGCCCATCATTTAAAACAACAGATGTTCCAATTAACTTTGTGTCGTATCAATACAAACAACTTGATAACGCATACAGAAGTTTTGGTGCAAGAATGAGAATTATTGGAAAGATTGAAAACAACGAAACCCGTGGACAGACACCTATTGGTAGCATATCTTACTATCAAGTAAATAGTGCACAGACAAATCAAAATGTCAGCATAGGTGGAGGCTCTGGTGGTTTAGCAATTATGTTGAATCCAGAAACAAATAATGGCTACTACTTTGAAATTGTTGCTCTGACTGAAACAAATGTTGAGTCTTACTTAAAACTTGATCAAACTGGACAAGCAGAAGTAAACATTAACAACGTTGTTTTTTATAAAGTTAAGAAGGATTCATCAAACAATAATGCAATTCCAGTTAAACTTTGGGGCGGCCTAACAAGCATAATTGTTGACGACGGTAGATTTACTGGACAGTATAGACTGTCTGGAGAAGAAAAGCCAACCGTATATGATTTATCCATAGAATATCAAGACATTGGAACATTGCGTAGATTTTACTTATATATTAATAATAAGTTAATTAAGATTGTTGACGACACAGATCCACTACCAGTCTATAACAACATTGCTCCTTTTGTTAGAGGATCTTCCAGGGTAATGTTTGAAAACCTATATGCTATAACAAATAACTATTCACAAAATACAGTATCTGTAGTAGGAGAAACACTATCTGATGTATTTGGAGATAGCGAAATTGATGCAAATGAATCATTTAGAAAGTATGCAATCAGTGGTTTGGTTCAAGGAACATATCTAACAGGAATAAGTTCAGAGCAGCCACCACAATATAATATGTATTTTGAAGAGTTTGGTTCTATTATGCGTGAATGTGCTTACTTTGATATTAAGTATGACCGCTCATACCCTGCATTATATGCACAACTATCTCCAACATTTAACAGAATCAAGGGATATACGGTCTCTGGGTTTCAAGCAGACTCATACGGTGCAGAGTTCTTAATCTTTAATGCTTCTGACACTGCTCTAAATCTTGATGAAACAACTGGCAACTATCTAAGAATTCAGGGTATTACATTTACACAAGATACATCATATCAATTAACTGTAGATGAATACTTTAAAAAACAAGGAAACCTATCAGACCCAGAACTACAGGGAAGCACATTAATAACATCTCCACTTGTAGAAAAAGCAAAGTATGATGAAATTAAATTAAGTAGGCTAATCTATGGAAAGAATGATTTTTCAATTGAAACACCATATATCCAAAGCCAAGACGATGCAAATGAACTAATGGGATGGATTATTAATAAGGTTATGCGTCCTAAGAAATCAATTGGCATTAATCTGTTTTCTATACCAACCTTACAACTGGGAGACATTGTTACAATTGATTATAAAAATAGTGACGACTTAGACCTTGTTGCAGAAGCATCAGACAGGTTTGTAGTTTATAATATTGGATACAATAGAACGCTGTCTGGCCCATCTATGACAGTTTATTTGAGTGAGGTATAAGATGACAAACAATAGTTCAATATCAGCAACACCACTTACTCCTTCAACAATTGGTTTAGCGGTATCAACAAACAATATTAATCCAGTGTTGACTGCACCAATAGACACAATATTATTTAATGATGACTCTGTTCCAATAGAGATAATGTCAGACCTTATCTTTGAAAATATTGGTGGACAAGAGTTAATAAATATTGCTAGAAATGATACAGTCAATGGTCAAACAATTTTATATCAACCAATTAAAAATCTAACAGCAGTTCAACAGCAATATAACCCTAATAATATTCTTAGTTTAAATGCTACCTCTGATAAATATTTTCAAAACTTTTCAATTAAATTTGATGAAAAAGTTCCAGTAGAGGGCACTGGCCCTGGAGGGGCTCATGTCTATATTGACCCATCAACGGGTGAATTAATAGTTGAGTCTATTAATTTATCAGAAGATGAGCAGGTAGAGTTAGAAATTACGATAGGTGGTACAATATATGAGGCGGACATTTAAATGATAACTAATACTGGAAAATCTATAATTGGTAAGTATTTGCTTGGACAGGCTCCAGCATACGCTTCGTATATTGCCGTTGGCTGTGGGGCACAACCACTTGCAACCGCAGACCCCTACGGAGACTACTCTGAAAAACAAAACCTAGATTTTGAAATGTTTCGTGTTCCCATATCATCTAGAGGATTTGTAAACGACGGTGCAACAGAAAAACTAGTATTAACAGCAGAACTACCAACAGAAGAAAGATATGAAATTACAGAGATTGGTTTATATTCCGCAGGATCAAACCCATCTGCTGGTGCATATGATAGCAAAACTGTCTTTGCATTTACACAAGGAGAAAACTGGCAGTACCATACAGACGTAGCAGCAACCTCTATACCTACAATTACTGAACCATTAGATGACCCATTAGATGATAACGTAATTGCAACAGCAGATCCAGTATTTCAAACAAATGCAGATAACTCAATTTTTTATAAGTCTCCACGTCCAGAAAGATATGAACGTGCAAGATTTTTAAACAATATTATTTTAATTCAAGGAGATGACTCAGACTTAACTATTGATGCAAGTACTGGCGCTCCTTCTGGACACTTTGTTATTGAGGCTGGATCTAATCACATACACCTAACTGGAGCAGATGTTAATTTTAGTAGAAACTCTCCAATAGATGAACTAAGACTTGCATTTTCTATTATTAGCAAAGATGGAGACTCTTCAGCAGTTCCAGATACAGTTAGAATCTTGGTTGACTTTGCATCAACAGATTCAGAAACTCCAGACCAGTTTG